AAGTCACAGGCCGAGCTTGAGCTTGAAGAAGAGTTCGGCCGGGAGATCACTGTCAGGCAGCGCAAGTTTTGCGAGGAGTACGTGGAAGGACGGATGACGGCGACCGAATGCGCCCGTCAGGCTGGCTACAACGTAGGCTCGGCTGGCGAGATAGCTTCGAAGCTTCTGAACGGTCGCGCCTTCCCGCACATCCCCCGATACATCGCCCAGCTTCGCGAGGAGAAGGAGCGCCTCTACGGAGTCACGCTGTCGGGTCAGCTTGAACGCCTCTACAAACTGTCCCGCGCTGCCGAAGACGGCGGGCAATTCTCTGCCGCCATCAACGCGGAGAAGATCAGGTCTGCGCTTGGCGGTCTGACGGTTGACCGTCGCGAGAACATCAACACCATCGACCAGATGACGCGGGATCAGATCACCGCCCGCCTTGCTGAGCTTCAGCAGAAATACCCGCAGGCTTTCATCGTCGATGCGGAATATACGGAGGTGCCCAGTGGCAGGACCAGAGGCAAGGGTGTGGGCAAATATGCGGAAATCGCTGCCCCCGAAGTGCCACGCGACGCGGATTGAGAACCGCCATGGTGGCGGCATCCCCGATGTGCACATTGCCATCGAAGGTGTGAGCTTCTGGGTTGAACTCAAGGCCAACAACAACACAGCCCCAGCTTTGCGTCCGCAGCAGGCGGCTTGGCATGCCAGACAGGCTTCTTGCGGTGGCCTCTCATACGTGCTCTGCGGTTTTCCGCACCCACCCTACGTCAAAATATGGAGGGCCTCTGCGCCCTCTCCTACGAGCTCTACGGGCATGCTCTGCGGCCCCGCGCTGATCGAGTCCGACAGCATGGCCGACGCTCTGCGCCTGCTCTTCGCCGATGCCCTGCGGCTGAACGCGGAGCGGAGCTCTGCGGCCTTGCGCTTGTCGGGCGGAACGGAAAAGACCCCCGACGCCTAAGCGCCGGGGGCAAGGTGGCCGCGCCCGAGGCGGAAGGGCGCGGCGCGGCAAATCAATGCTGCACAATCGCGACGGATTTAGGCGACCGGGTCGCAAGCCCCGCGCAAAGCTTGCAAGCTTCGCAGGTTGTCCGCCGCCCCGCTTCTTTACTGGCCGGGCACATAACTTCCCGGGCAAGATCGATTTCTGCGACGTCCTGCACCACGCGGAACGTGCGGGCCCCGGCTTCCCAAAAGGCCAGCGCTTGCGCCAAGGTGTCGGCGCTTTGCATGGCCATGGCCGGGCGATATCCGGCCTGATGTGTGTATGCGGTCCAGCCTGCGGCCTCGCTCAAAAGCGCGTCCCAAACTTCCCCCGGCACGGCGGCGGGGTCCCCGTATGTGCCCACGCGCACCATGCGACCTCGCCCGATATCGGCCGCGCTTTGGTGCACATAAAGGCCGCGCTGATAGGCTTTCCAAATTGACAGAACGCCCTGACCCAACACCACATAACAGGTCCGCCCTTTGGCTTGCTTTGCGGCGGGGTCTGTTGTCGGGATGCCCCGATGCGGGCAGGTGCCACAGATAGCCGAATCGTCCCCGGTCTTGCTGGCCGTTAGCGGGTCCATATCGTCGCGCAAGATGTAGGTTTGCACCATTGCCCCGGTCTTTTTGTTCCGCTTGGAAAAGGTCGCAAGGACCACGATAGGCGCGCCGTCGATCAGCGACGGCCCCTGATAGATGATGCCGGAAGAAATTGTTTCCCCCGCCCTCTGCGCAAGACCCTTTTTCATTTTGCCGTTCTCCTTTTGCCGATGCCCGAGGTCCGCGCCCCGGTATGCAAGAACACTAGCACAGTTGTTGATAATCAACAAGTAAAAAGCGCAACGGTCCCCGGGCCCCGGTCCGCGGAGCTTGCCACATTGCGCAGCGGTCCGGGGCCCTGCGGCCCCGCGCGGTTCTTTTATTTCTCTGCGGCCCCGCGCCCTTTTTAAATATTGCGCGAGCTCTGCGGCCCTGCGGCCCCGCGCGGTTTTTTCCACGTCCGAGGCCCGAGGAACGAGGGCCGAGGACCGCGGGTCTCGTGCGTAAGCAAGAGGCCCGCTGACCGCTTGCGAGCGACTAGCGAGCTCCGTTTCTAGGATGGCTTGCGAGCGACTAGCGAGCTCCATTCCAAAGGTCGTAGAGCGACCCGGTTGCCCGGGTCGCTCTGTTCTTAGCCAAGGCGCTCGATGGTGCCTGAGATATTGGAGCGCTTGCCGTGGGTCTCGAGCCACTCCGGCGTGGCTGCGACGAGCCTGCCGTAGGTAATGATCTCGTTGGCGTAGGTGTCGCCCATCTCGAACTCGCCCCATGTGTTTTCCGACTTGGCCGCGACCATCCAGCGGGCGTAGCGGTCCTTGAGCTCGTTTGCGGGTGCCTTGTAGGTCTTGAGGACCCGCCACTCCCATCCGCCCGGTGCCTGATAGATGGCGTAGGGTGCGTCGGTCTTGCGGGATTTTGCGAAGGGGTTAGCCATTGTGTGTCTCCATTGTGTTGAGGGATGGGCCGGGGACATCGCTGCCCCCGGCGTTGTTGTCAGAACGGCAAGTCTCCGTCGTCCACGATAACCTCGATCCGAGGCAGTGACCTGATCCAGTGTGTGTAGTGCGAGTACTTCTCCGCGACGCTGATCGGTCCGACGTGCGCCTCGTATGACCGGATGAACACCGGGGCGTCGCAGTCCTCCTCGAGATAGACGACATCGCCCTGCTGGTAGCTGTAGGCGCTGAAGTCGCTGGGCGCGAGGTTTGCTTTGAGCAGCTCGGTCACGCGGACCTCGAGCCAGCCGTGGGAAGGATCGGTGTGGAAGGTGAAGGTTTGCATTGTGTGCTCCTGTTGTGTGAGTGGGGCGACGCTGCCGCCGCCCCTGTTGAGATTAAGCGTGGTGCTCAAGTGCGTTGGATGCGAGACGCTTCATCATGCCCGTCAGCGGGTTGATGAAGTGCTCGTCCATCCCCATGTCCTTGGCCCGATCCATGACGCGACCCAGCATCGCCATGAACTCCTCGTGCTCGAGCTCGGCCTTGGACTTGAGGCCCTCGATGTAGACGTGCGCCTCGACCAAGCTGTCCGAGATCAGCGACGCGTCGTCACCGTAGAAGGACTTGTAGGTGTATTGCGAGTCGTCCCGAACCTTGAAGCTGACCTCGATGCAGGTCGCCCGCCAGTCCTTTGTCGAGACCGAGAGCGTCACCTCCGGGTCGATGAAGTCCCGGGACTTGAGCCGAGCCTGAAGAGCCTTGATCGCGACGTGGAGTTCGAGTGCGTTGATGTTTGTCATTTGCCGTTTCCTTTTCGAGTTAGACCGTCGATCATCGAACGGTCGTTCCCACCTTGCGAGAACGCCCCTTCGCGAACATAGCACCCTGAAAAGTCAAGATTCGGCTTTGTGCATGTCTGTTCTTGCAACTGATCTTGGTCCGCCCGCGCTGAGCCTGCGAAGCGCGGTTAACAGCGGACCAACACCCAAGAAGAACTGATATGCGCAAAGGTGAATCGACCCCCTTGCGGGGTTGACTTTTCGATGTCGCAGGGCCGTCGCCCTTTTGGCGGCGGCAATGCGACTGGGTGATATGGTAAGATGGCTCGGGGCGGAGCATGGTGGGACGGTCGTTTGATGATAGATAAGAACAGGCTCGCCCGCGCCCTTGGGCGCGGTTAACAGCGAGCCTTCCTCTTTGCCATGGCAATGGCAAGTCCCCTTGCTGCGCAGCCCTGCTGCGACTGGCAAGGGGTTCTACTTTCACCTTACCTTCACCCCTTGGCCACGGTTCTCCGTCCGGGGTAACTGGACCCAAAGTCCACCGAAATCCGCTCAATGCGGATGAGGGGGACCCCCCTTTTTGGGGGTGGGTCGCTGCGGTCGGCAGTATATTACTGGTTTCACAGAATCATTCGGCCCTAAATCCATTGCCCAAGGTCCGCGGACCAACAAAAGTGAACCAACCCCACCCCCTACAATAAACAAACAACCAGCATCCAAAAAATATACAACCTAATTTCATTTGGACTTGTTGACAACCAACAACACCTAGACTAACAAGGTCCAAGAACCGCGAGCCTGTGGACGAGCAGGACGTCGAA